ACTTCTTTTTAACAACATCATAATATTTTTCTCCTTTTTCCATATCATATTCTTTTTGACCATCCGGTTTTTTAAGATATAATTCTTTTTCTCTTTTCCAAGCGTTTGACGCCGCTATACTATCATTTTCAGTAGCTGCTAACGGAGTAGCGTGTGGCATTTTAAATGTACCTATATTTTCTCTCATTTTTTTATTATGTTTAATACCAGCTTTGTTACCTATAGTTCCTGGACTATTTATAGTTCTCATTTTAGCCCAACCACCTTGATGCATCATTTCTGAGTTACAGTGTTTAGCTGGTGAACCTTTTTTATTTTCCATGTTAAATTATTTTATATTTTGTTTTTCTATCGTCTTTATATGCTTTAAGGCATCTGTTTCTGTTATCTTCTTCTGACACGTATGATATGTGTACCCAGTTCGGATTCATGTCCGTACCAAATTCCCAAATCATTTGATCAAAATCTAAATTTTCTTTTATCCACGCGTACATTTCTGCGTTTGTTTTGCAACCATACACGTCATCAATATCAATTGCTTGACCTTTACAGTGTTGACTAGAAGCAACTCCACCGATTGCTGTGTTAAGTTCAGGAGATCTAAAAAATGAATTAACTTTTATTGGACCGCCTGCCCATTCTCTTAATGGTTCAAATACTTTTTCACCTAATAACTTCATGTTTTCTACTTGTGTAGGATTAGGTGTGTTATCTATACCTTTACGCTTAGCTGTATTTGAATGTATTGCTTCAGCATAAGTTATATGTTTACTTATGTTTTCCATATTATTAATTTTCATTAAACACTGCGTAAGCATAAACCTTACGTTTCTTACCAACAGGTATTGTGGCTATTAATTCTTTTCTGTCTTTTGACTCTTCTTCTTGTGGATAATATTTAGGATTTTTACTGTTTAATTTTCTTTTTTTCATTAGCATTTCCATCTTTTTCTAGCAGCTTTACCTCTTTCACCAGTCCAACCTTTTGATCTTGCGCAAAATGATTTTCTACGTTTAGCAGCTTTACTACCTGGTTTTACATCACCTGTTACAGCTGTTTGTAAATTACTACCTGGGTTTTCTTTTTTATAAGCTTTAACACCTTTCTCAGTCATACCAGCTCCTTCTTCCGCGCTTCTAAAATTTCTACCCTTACCTTTAGTTGTTTTAGCAACTCTACTAAATGGATTGTTTTGTATGTAAGCCATAATTATATTTTTTTACAATCATTTACAGTTTCACCAGTACCACTTGGTGATTTTTTAGTTCCTACTTTTTTATAACCTTTCCAACATTTTGAATTTTTAGAATTTGCACCTTTAAAATTTAATGGAGATTTCATCATAAAAGGACTTGAAAATTTACTCATAATTTAAAATTTACTTGCGTTATTAATTTCATTTATAGACTCTTGTATTTCTTTTAAATCAGCAGGTAACAAGAGATCTAACCCTGCTTTAAAAACTATTTCTTTAACTCCATCTTTAAATATTATAAGTGTTGGAGCCATACGTACTCTGTATTTCTTTTTAGCTACAGGAGCTTTAGCTATATCTACTCTATAGTAAGTTACATCTTTTAGTTTGTCCCAATCAGCAAAACAATTAGCTTCATTAAACTTGGCCCAAAACTCTATAACAACTGGTTTTGTTTTATCATCACCAAATGCTTCGTTTGTGTTAATAGCTTTTTCAAAATTACTATCATCTATCCAATATTTGTCAGGCACATCTTGTTGACTAAAACATAAAAATGGTGTTAAAAGTAAAATTAAGTATTTCATTATCTATTTTTTTGAATGTCATATAATCTTTCATCGATCTTACTAAGATCTTCTAGTATCTTGTCTACATCTTCTTGCGTATCCATGATTGTTTGGCGAATCAACTCGTCTTTTAAATCATATTCTACTCTATCTATTACTGGTTCAGGTTTTTCCATAGCTAAAGCTATATCAGCTTGTAGTGTAAACCACATGGTAGCTAAAGATATTACAAACCCTATTATTATTCCTATAGTTTTAAGATCAAGTGTTACCTTAGTATCTTCTCCAATTTGTGGTGCTTTCATTTTTTAACAGTTATTGCTTGCTATTTGTTCTCTTAAAACGCTTATTGTTTCTTGTACTGTGTCTATACCTTTTTCTCCTTGGCAGCTTAAACTACCTTTACATTCGGCTTTTATTTGTGCTAATCTAGCTGTTTGCTTTTCCAGCTGTGATTTAAGACTAGAGCACTTACTGCTATCTTGTTTTCTAAAAGGACTATTAAATTGTTTATACATCTATTTAAGTGTTATGTTCAGACCAACTGAACTGTTATATATTTTACTATCCCAAAACTTAGTGTATTCTCCTTCAAAAAACACACCAATATTTTTGCTTAATTTCCATCCAAATTGCACGCCGGTTTGATAATCACTCCATTGTTGTTTTTCAGCATCTTCTACCAATCCACCTAAACCCCAATTGTTTCTGTTGTGATAACTAAAAGCCTCATCACCTTTTACATACTTGTGGTATGGTAATAAATAAGAACCATAAGCGTGAAGCCAAAAGTTATTTTTGTAATGGTAGTAATCAAAACCGAGCACTGGCGATACAACACCAAAAGCATCAATATCTTCCCATATTTCATCGTTGTAACGATTCATTAGCTCAGTAAATACTGTTTGTCTAAACTGTAAATCTGTATAAGCTACAGTTTCACCTTGCTCATCTATCCAATACCAATCAGATACTGTTTCTCCTGTATAAGAATCTTCATATGTGTAATATATGTCATCATATCCATAGTAAAAACCTAATGTATACCATGGGTTTAAAGCTTGACCGTTTTCATTTGTTTCGTTCAACCATATCTCAACAGGATTGTAACCATAAGGTCTTTCATGTGTACGATATATAACACCAGCAGATAAACTAAACTTTTTACCAATAGGTAATTTAGCTCTTACCTCTGCAGATTTATAATCAAAGTTAATTTTACCTTGTTTTCTACTTTCTATTTTAGCAATATGATATTTACCACTGTGTTTTAAGAAATATCTGTGATTTTTAAATACATCATCTCTTGATCTTTCTTTTTCAGTATGAAATACATATTCAAAACCTTTAACAGCTGAGTTAGGAGCCGTCATAGACACGTTAGATTCAGTACCATCGTAGTATTGTTTACCTTTAATCTCGTAATCGAACCTAGCAATCTTACGAATACCAAAACCATAGCGATAATCATAGTCATAATAATCAGTACCATCAACCACGACGGGTACATCGTATAAGCTACCGTTAGGATTTGTTCTTACAAAATAGCTTGGTGCGTTTTCTTTTGAGTTTTGAATATCTCCAGACACATACACTGTACTATATTTTAGAAAGTCTTTAAATAGTTTCTTTTTTTCTTGACCGTTAGCAGATACCGCAATAACCACCGCAAATAGCGCAAATAGTATTTTTTTCATTTTTCATTATTTGTATTTTTTAAACATTAATTTATATAACAGCTTATTCCAAGCTTCCTGTAGTTTATCTACGAATTTAATAAATCTTTTTTTCATGTGTTATTTTTTAATCCAGTATTCAATTGTAGGGCTTTTAGCAAACTCAGTAGGTCTTTGAACCGTTATAGCTCCTTCTACTTTTTTTCTAACTTTCTTATAGCCGTCTTTTTTAAGTTTTTTAATTTCTATTTGATATTTTTCTTTTCTTTTTTCATAAGCAGCTTCTTTGTCTGCTTTTTCATCTTTAGATTCCACACCATAATATGGTAGACCAAGTTCCCAAGAAGAGTAACCTAACAATAAAGCTACTTTCTGCCAGTTATCAGATTGATCACTCATAGCGTTACGTAGGTTATTTAACTTCATTAAAGCTCTATCCATTGGAATATTAGCCATAGCTGATATAACTTGCGCGCTAGCTAATAAAGCTGGGTTATCAACATCAACTCCTATTTCTTTCATTTCTTTTCTGTTCCATGAAAAAGTATTAGCAGCAGATTGAAGTTTACGTAACTTAGAATCTATAGGTGGAGCAATATCAAATAAATCACTTATAGCTTTATCAAACTGTGGTGATCTTTTACCTGATTCTTCAGCTATAGTTATTAAAGTGTTTTTTAACGCGTCAGCAGCTGCACCTGTAATACCTAAACCTCTAAGGTTAGAACTAGTCATACCATTTATAAGATTGAACATTTTATTACCTTTCTCTTCAAGCTCATCGTCATCTCCTTCAAACATTTCTGTAAATAACGCTTGCTGTAATGAGTTAAACATAATATTTTGAGCAACACCATAATAAGCTAATTTAGAAACATTTGTTTTCCAATCACCTCTACCATTCATTAAATCTTGAGCAGCTCTTTTTTGTAACCTACCATATTGCATAGGTGTGTTAGCAAAAGCTAATATTATTCTACCAGCGTTAGAAGATTGTTGTTGACTAATTTTACTTGGATCAGCTGATTGTTGAGTCTCTTCAGATATTTCATAAAAATCATCAAATGCTTTTTGCTGCGCCTCTGTTTCAGAAAAACCTTCTTTTAAATAAGTGTTTAATCTATTTCTATAAAAAGTTGCACCACCGGAAGCTATTGCGAAACTATCAGCATATCTTGTAAATACAAAACCTTTGTTAAGCATGTAAGCAGTCGCTGCTTTAAATTTATTTTTAGAATCTTTAACAGCATCAGCAATTTCAGACTCAGTTACGTTTATTTTTAAACCATCTCTTCTTTGAACTAAATAATCAGAGTTCATTAACGTCATAAAATCAGACCAGTATTGTTTTTGGTTTGCAAAAGCTTTACCAGCTGCTACTACATTATTATCACCCCAATTTATAAAATTTACCGAAGATAACGTTTGTAAAGCTGCAGATCTTGTATTTAAGAACATAACATTACCAACACTATTATTAATCCAATCAAGCACATTGTCAGTAACTGGGTTACCACTTGGTAATCTATTTTTACCACTTTTCATTCTAGCTAAAGTACTTTTTAAAGCGCTTACATAACTAGGACCATACGCGGCTTCTAACTTAGACATGTTTTCTTTAGAAAATATAACATCTACGTTGTTTTGCCACTGAGTTAAAGATTCAGATCTATTTATAGAGTTTATACCACCTATTATATCTGTAGCTACATTACCAGAAACCCAATGCTCTCCAGGTTCTGGATAACCTCTGTTTTTTTGCAAAGTAATTATACCTTGAGAAAAACCTACTAGATCTGCATTTTCCATTACAAATTCATTTAATCTTTTTTGATCTGTTTTAGATAAACCCGGTATGTCATACCCTGCTTCAGACCACATATAAACTCTCATAGCATCACCTATCGTGTATCCAGAAATACCTGATTGTTCATTTAATGTTTTAGGAACATTTTTAAATTGTTTCTTTAAAGCTCTATAATCGTTACTCATAGAAACCATGTTCATATTTGTTTCAGAAACAGCTTTATTATATGGATCTATTAAATGTTTTTTGTAAAAATCAAACTGAGCTTCACCTTCTTGACCAGAAGCTAGTGTTGTATATAATAAACCTTTAAAATCTTCAGCTGAATAAGGCATTATAACGTCTAAAAATTTTCTACTAGCTTTTTTACCCATTAATTTACCTTTAGCCTCAGAAAATGTTTTTTGAGCTCCAATACCTGTAGATGTTTCTAAAAATCTATTAAATGTAACATTAATTTCATCATCACTTAATGCTGCTTTAGACAATTGCACATCTGATTTAACATCAGCTATATCTAATATTCTTTTTACTTCGTCTACGTTTTTTATTTGATCATCAGTAAAATACCAATCATTATATCCTTGACCTGTTTTGTCTAATACCCATCTACCTTTTGCGGCAGCTGTTCCATCAGCTAAACCTACTATATTTTCAATAGGTAAATCTAATCCTTGAGCTTTTAAAAATAATTGTATAGCTTCTGCTGCTTTAGGATCTCTAGCTGTTAATATGTAAACTTCACTAGTTCCATATTTTTCAGCAATATCTTTTATTCTTTGAAGCATTGGGCCAGGTTTACCATCTACAACCTCATTAAACTGATCAAAATTAAACTCAGCACCTTGTTCTTGTAAACTACCATATTGCTTAGCAAAATCAGAAGCGTTTAATTCACCTGTTGTTCCATCAGGTAATGTGTAAACAACTTTTGAATTACTTAAAGCAACCGTATCGTCAAAATCAGCTACAGTTATACCTTTCTTTTCAGCTTCGGGATCACTAGCTATTCTAACCGTGTTATCCATGTCGCTCATAACCTCTACTTGTAATTCATTTGTAGAGTATTCATAACCTGTTGTGTCTGTTGTTAAAGCTGCTAAACCATTTTTATTAATAACTGAATTGTTATGATCGTATATAGCCTCTGCGTCTCTTTCAAAATCTCTTAATGCTTCTTCGCCAATAGTACGTTTCATTTCATCGTAAACAGTTTCTTTTAAACCACTGCTTAATGTATAGGTGTTCTTAGCTATTTCTAAGTTTCTACCCATTCTAAATATTAAAGATGTATTGGTTTTACCTTGTTGATCTATAATATCAAACTTATCTTTGTAACCATATATACCATTGTATTGGCTTAAAACGTCAGCGCTTTTTTCTGTTTTACCCCATTGGTTTGATAATACCAAAGAAGCAATGTTTTTATTAAACTCGTTAGCACTCATCAAGTGTTCAAATTTAACTGTACCCTTTTCTCCCTTTTCTGGCATGTAAAAGTAGTTTGGATCCGCGTATAATCTTACACCTGATGTAAGTTGTGAACTAGTTGATAATAATTTTAATACATGATTTGCTCTTGTTGTAAACTCTGGGCTACCTGGATCCGCCGCGTACAAATAATCTTGCATTGAAGATATTTGTAAACTTAAAAACTCAAGTTGCGCTTTTCCTCCTTCTGAACTAAAATTATCTAATATTATTTTTTTTCTTTCATCAAGAGTTAAATCTGGATCGCTAAGTGATTTAAAAGCTTTCTTAAAATTATAATCATATGTTGTGGAAAGTGCTTTGTAATCTAAGTTTTTCCATCTATTGTAGTTCTCTTCACTTAAATATCCATATTTTGATTTTTTGTAATCTTCATAAGTTTTAAATTCAGTAGTAAAAGCTTTAGTTAAAGCGGTCATGTACTTAGCTGGTGGTCTACCATCTTTACCAACTTTCAAGTTAGCGTTTTCATTTCCAACAACTCTATTAGCTCCGTAAGAACCAAGCATACCCAACATGAGTCTTGTATTTTTACTTAAAAAATCAGTGTTTATAGGTATTCCAAAAGCCATGTCTACGTTTTGAGCCATGTAATTTTTCTGAGCATCAGGATCGTTTCTAAAATCTTCAGCACTTAATTTCCAAGTTCCATTTTCTAACCCTAAAGCAATATTAGGATCTATATCAGCAAGATTAGGAATAATTTCATTTTTTAAAGCATTTTTAAAATTAGCAGATTTTTGCTTTCCTTCCTCTGTTTTATTAGCCATTAAAGCTTCGTAATAATCTTTAATTATATAACCTGATTTTGGGTATTTTTTTAGAAAAACATCTATATCTTTATCGGGTGTGTTATTAAACTCACTCATTAAATCTATGGTTTGTTGCGGGCTTATAAATTGAAAAGGGTTATCTTCTGTTTCCGACCTTAACATAGTTGTTAAATCCATTACCGTGTTGTATTGAATTCCTTCAGCTAAATCTTCTATTCCAAATCTTTCACCTAAATCTTTAAGCTCTACACTTAATGCTGCTAAACTTTTTGATCCACCAGTTTTAAGATAAAACCTACCCTGATCAGTAATACCAGGCATGTTTCCTATTATTTCGTTAGAAACATTTGAATTAACTACCTGCATTAAAGCTTTTATTATTTGACCATCAGCTTTAGGATTAAAAGTTCCATCAGCTTTAATACCAAAAGCAGCTAAAAATTCTGACCTTGAAATATCTTTACGTAATGTCCAAGGTACTAAATTACCTTGTCTTTCTCCTTTTGTATAAAACTTGTTTAATAAAGTGTTAGGAATACCTGTTGATATACCTAATTCTTGAGAAAACCCTTCCGGCATTAAGCTTAAAAGCTTGTCAGCATCTCTATTTATAATCATTCTAGCTGATCTAGCAACTTCGGTGTTTAAATTTTTTCCTTTAATTGCTAAAAATTCTGTTGGAACATTAAAATAAGCAGCAACTTCTTCTGTGGCTAAACCTAATAGATTCACTTTTCTATAAGTTAAATCATTTATATCTATGTTTTGATCTTTTATTCTCTGCCTAACGTTTTCTACAGTTAGCTTAGATAAATCTTCACCTAACATTTTAGTAGGAGATATTTTCTTTGTAGTTAATACTTCGTCTGCATCAGGATCAGCCCATGAAGCCGTATCGGTTTCACCTTCATTTACTCCTGTTATATCAACAGTAAACTGTTCTTGTATACCAGATCTTTTAGCAGCACTCATAGCTCTTAAAAAACCTCTGTTAACTATAAATTTTTCTAAATCTTGTTTCGCAGGGTCAAATTCATTAACGACCATTAGATTCATGTCATTTATTAACAATTGTTTAAACTCATCTCTAGTAACCCCTGCTTTAAGGTTAGATGGTATAGGGTCGTAAAGAGCTTTAGCTCTGTTTTCAGCAATAGCGTTAACAGTAGGACTTATTAAATCAATAATTTTATTTTCTGCATTAGTTATAAAAGCGGGTTTAACATTTAATCCCTCTGTATCTTCAGCGGTGTTATTTATTATATCTAAATAAGCTTCTACTTCGTTCTGAGCATCTAAAGATATTTTTTTATCTCCTATCGCTGCTTTAGCTGTTTTATTATCTACTTCACCTTTTGAATTTAATTTTGATTCTTCATTTTTTATTAAATCATTTATTAAATCACCTGTAATTGTTCCTTTTAATGCTTGAAACATTTGAGAAGTAGTTTCCCCTTTATCTACAGCTTTCTGTGTATTTATTATGAAATCTCTAACATCTTCAGCTGTATTAAACTCTAATTTTTCAGCTTGTTTTTCATCAAAAACCCCTAACTTAAGAAGCAAAGCCCCTATAGTATTTTCATAAAGATCACCAATTTTATCCAAAGCAGTTTTACCTGATATTTCACCTTCTCTTAAACCCTCGGCAAATAAAGCTATTACTTCTTCGTAGTAATCTTTAGCCTTATATTTCATATCTTTTGCTTTTTGAGACGGTTTAAACTCTCCGTTTTCATCTATATAACCATACTTATTTAGTCTTCTTTGAAAATTACTATCTTTTAAAACTTTTGGATCTGTTTTAGCTATAAGGTCCAGTATAGATGTTGCTAAAGTTTTAGCAACTTCAGGGTTTGATTCAAATGTTTTACGTAATAAAGCATGGCCAATAAACTCATGATCTAAACCACCTTTTCTAAAACTTGATAAAATCTTTTTAGGATCTGCTAATACAATCATTTCATCACCTTTAAAAAGTATTTTAGCATCTGTGCCTTCTGAATCAAAATCTTTTTCTTTCCAACCTTCTTTTATAAGCTGATCTATTTTAGCAGTATCGTTTGGATCAACTCTTTGTATTATGTTTTTAAGCTCTGGGTTATCAAAAAGAACTTCATACGCTAACTCTCCTTCACGTATAGCATCTCTAACTAAAGCTGCTTTGTTAATTCCTTTTAATTTTAATTTTGTATTTTCAATTTCTATTTCATTTTTTTCATTAAGAGAAGGATCTGTATTTTTTGATTTCTTTTCAAGCCTATTTTTTTCTATTAATAGTTCTAAAGCTTCTTCCCTCAACTCAGGATCAGCAATAGATTCATTCATACCGTCCCAACCCGCTTTAACTTCTTTAATAGCTTGTACTTTATCGTTGTACTCTTTTTTCTCTTGTTCAGAATAGTTATTATACTCATCACCATCTATAAACTTATAAGCTTCTTCTAACTGTGCGTTTAAATAAGCTTGAGCGTCTTCGTTTGTTCTTAAGTTACTACTTATATATTTACTTATATCAGTTATATTTTGAATTGAAGCTTTTGAAATACTTGCGCCACCCATAGTATATAAACCAGCCACATACCCTGTGAATCCTGATTCAAATAAATTTGTTTCTTTATCTTCTGTGTTAGCTACAACCATATCTTGAAGCACTTCAGTAATAGATTCTGTAAGAGCCACGGCGTTTACTTTAGTACCGTTTAACAAAGCGTTGTTAAGAGCTTGTTTATAATTTTTTTTCATTATAGCACTACCAACACTTTTTATTGGTTGATGAAGAACTTTTAAACCTTTTAACCAAGGAACAGCCTCTAAACCACCATAAGCAGTTCCTGTTAAGTTAGAATTAAAACTTATCTTATTCATTAATTTTTCATCTTCAAGAATCTCCATTCTTAATTTAATCTTTTCTTGCTCAGACAAAGAATTCCAATCTCTGCCATAAGCTTTAGATTTTTTTAAAGCTTGTTTTTCTACTAAATTAAAATAAGTTTCTTGAGCCTGGGTTATACCTGGACCAAAACCTAATGTTACAATTGAATAAACCATTTGAGGTCCTTGCTCTGTTAAAAGATTACCTATTTCAGCGCTAGGAACAAGGCTAAGTTTATCATAATCAAATTCAGTTAAATCTTGAATAACTTTTTCTTCTTTAAATATCTCTTTAAAATCCTCTAAAGCAGATAAATTATTAATTACAATAGACTCTTTCATCATGTCTTTATATTCTTTAAAAGTCATTGTAGAATATTTAGCATGGTCACTAGGAACACCAGTATCATTTTGCCATATTTCTCTGCCTTTTTCACCACATGGTATTATAGTTGGAGCAGATTTATAAGCAGTCATGTTTTTTGATTTAGCACCGGCTGATCTACCAGTTCTCATAAAAGATTCAAACACCCCTTCAGCTATACAAACTTTTTCATTATCAGGCGTAGGTTCTTTATAACCCGCGTTTTTAGATTCAATTAACATTTCTTCTGTTATAGGTAAACCATTTTTTGCCGCGTGTATAAGTTTAGGATCATGATATTGTATTTCTAAAGCATCAGTAAAAGCTTTTTTAAAATTGTTTTGCCTATCTAAATCGTTAAGAACGTCTTTTTTACTTTTTTTGTTAGCTATATCTCTTAATGTTTTTTCTGCACCTCTTCCTAAACTCCAAGTATCTGTAAAAGGCCAATCAATAGCAAATTGCCAACCCATTGAGTATTTAGATACTCCAAGTTCTTTAGCATCATGCTCTAGTCTTTGATTAAATTTTTGTTCTACTTCATTTATAACTTTTGTATACAAAGGATCTTTTGCCAACTCCTTCATTATTAAGCTACCTTGAAGTTGACTTCCTGCTTGAAAAAATTTATAATAATTATCTATATCTCCTCCCATGCAGTTTTCTTTGTCGATTTCTCCTGTCTCAGCGTTAATACAAGAATTGTTTATACCGTAAAAATCTTGTAAAGCTGTTAATTCAGAGGTTATAGTTCTATAAAGTTCAGTTCCAGGATCAAGTAAATCCTCGTTAATGATTTTAATTTTACCCTGTATATAGTCATTATTTTTAAAAAAACTTTGCATTAATTTACTTCTTACTTCAGCAAACTTTAAAGGATCTTCGATGTCAAAGACTTGCATACGCCTACCAGAAGTACCAATAGCAAGTCCACCACCCGTCATTTGTTCCGCGCCTAAAGGCTGTCTAGTTTCTCTATTTTCCCATGGAACAACCAGTACATCTTCTTCAGTTAAAGTTGTAAGATTTGAATTATTTGCATTAGTTAAAACGCTATTAAAAACTTCATCAATAGTCATTAAATCATTGGTGCTAGTAGAATCATTTTCATTACCATTGTTTACAATAATTTCAATCTCTTTTTTTTCTATTATATCTCTAACCCCCTGTTTGTTTTCTGCAACCTTTATAGCTTTATCATCTAAAACAACATATCCATCGTTTATTTGCTCTTCAGATAATATTCTTCCATCACTAAACTTATAAGACCAAGGCATGTCATATCTTTTTCCAGCAACAGTAAACTGAAAAGCGTTATCTATAATACCTAAATTAACCGCATCAAGAACCTGTGGCTTTAACTTTGCGAATACTTCTCCATATAGATCTTTAGTTATATCTATAATTTGATCATCACTTAGTTGTTGATTTATTTTACCGTCCTTAAATACATCAATTTTTCTATTAGGATTGTCTGGATCTTCTACTTGAAAAGGTATTCTATTTTTATTGTTTAAAAGTTGTGTAAAAAACCCTTTACCATTTCTAATATCATCTACAAATTCTTGTGCATTATACTGCTTATCTTGTATTGATATTTTTTCAAGATTACCATTAGCTAAAGTAAATATGTCTCCACCTTCAGTTACCTTACCACTGTACTCTCCAGCTGTAACATTTCCTGTTAACTTTTCAAATACTTTTTTCTCACGTCTGGATAAATTATTAATATCAAAATTATTAATTCCTCCACCTTTTTCTAAAAGCTCTTTAACTTTTTTTCTTTTTCTATTTTTAGATATATTTTTATCATCAAGAAAAGCATCTACGTCACTATCCTCATCTATTATTTCTTCGGTTTCTGTATCTACTTCTTCATCTTCTTCATCTTCTTCAACTTCTTCAACGTCTTCTTCCTCAACTTCTTCATCTTCTACAATCTCCTCTTCAGCGTCCTCAACTTCGCCTTCTTCGCTTTCCACTATTTCATCTGTTTCTTCTTCAGCTTCTTCTGACGCTTGTTCAGCTTGGCTTCTTGCATAGGCTATTTTTCTCTGACCTTCCTCAGGAGTAATCTCACCTTCTGTCACCATTTGATTTATTCTTTCGATGACTTGTTGTAAAGCGTCTGTGTTTACCATAATTTAATTTTACTTTATTACTCCGTATTCTTTTAATAGAGAGTCAACCATAGGATCGCCAGATGTTTTTTCTGTAATTTCAAATATTTCTTGATCAGCAGGGTTTTTAGGTAGTTGATTTTTAACAAAAGGTTCTAAGTAATTTTTATTCCAATACCTTTTATAAGAATCAGCAAATATTTTTTTGTTTTCTTTACTTAGCGGTAAAACATCTCTATACACCCAACTATCATTACCTGCGTTTTTAGTTTCATCAGATTGTAGTTGCTCGTCTTCTGTTACATTGTCTTTTAACATAGTGTTATATAATGCAACAGCACTTTCTTCGTCTTCTAACATCATAGCTATTGAAGCGTTTAAAAAAGGTTTTGCCTTAGCTTCTATTCTTTCCATGTCTGGTACTAATACGTTTCTCGCCTTTCCTTCACCTACTTCTATTTGTTCGTATTTAAACTTACCATCTTCTTTAACAAAAAATTGTTCAGAAATCTTAGCATCATCTGAAAAGTTTTCATTTTGAACCATTGATTGATCTTCTAATAACTTAGATGTTATGTCTACCATTTCTGGTTGTACTTTAGGAGTTTCTGCTAACATAGCTCCACCACTTTTAATTATAGATTTTAAAGCATCCGCAGCTATTTCTAAACCACCGTTTTTAAAACCAGGACCACTAGCTTTTAATACCATAGGGTTTAAATCTAAATCTAATTTAAAACCTTGAGCAGCTGTAAAACCAGCTTGACCATCAATCATTGCTTTTAAGATAGCATACTCAGCATTATTATTTACATCAAAATTTTCACTATCAATAACTGAAAGCTCACCAGTTAATTCTTCTAAAAATTCTGTAGCAGCTCCTGGAGCCTGTTGCAACATCTGTACACGCTTTTGCTCCTCTATACAATCGCCACATAATCCTTTGTTTATAGCTAGTTGTGCTTGTGCAAATTCTTGAGCAGTTCCTTCAAAAGCTTTATTCAATACACCAAAACCTTTAGCTATATTAGGGTCAGCTAATATATCTGATTGGAAAGCTAAACCATTACTACCGTTCGTTATTTTCTTTACGTTTAGATTTTTTAATCTATTTATTTCAGCCTCGTTATATTCCATTTATTATATTATTATTAACTACCATAAGCGCTAGCACCAATACTAGCTAGACTACCAAACATACCTGTTATAGCAGAAGTTTGATCTCTTCTAGCTTGAGAAGCTTGGTTTTGCATGTTTTGTAATTGAGCAGCTGTTCTGTTTATTCTGCTTTGTTCTCTGTTTTCGTTAGCTTCAAACTCATAAGCTCTACCTTTACTCATAGCATCTTCTTGTCTAGCTGCTGAATCCATAGCAACCTTTTGCATCCTTTGTTGTTCAGCCATTTTCTTTTCTTGCAGAACTTGTTCACCTTGAGCTCTTTGTTTTTCATTATCAGCTTCTTGTGTTTCAATACTAGCAGCAACTTCTTTTTTACTTTGTAAAGCAGCTTGAGCTAAAGCAGTAGCACCACCTGCGCCAGCACCAGTAGCTCTTAAAGTATCTAATGTATTAGCTAAGCTTATATCAGCTTGCTCTATTTTCATTTCAGCTGCTTGAGTAGCAACACCTAAATTAGCAAATGGATTACTTAATTGATTAGATAAATCACTAGCTAAACCAGCTAAATTAGTAACATTATCATAAGGATTTATAATAGCTTGTCTATTATTTTCCAAATGATTTAACTTCGCTTTTAAAGCTTTAGCTTGCTTAGCAGCTCGTCTAGCAGCTCTTTTAGCTTTACCAGAACCAAACAAACCACCTGCGATACTCATTGCCGCGGAACCTGCTAATAAAAAACTCATACTATTTATATTTATTATTATATTCTTGTATTGTCATTGAGACTATTTCTTTTTCTAATTCTTCTATGTCTTGCGTATTTGAAGGGTTTTTATGCACGTTTACAAAAACAGAATCTTCCATTGCAAGAATAACTCTTTGTGAACCAGGTTTAGATGTTGTATAACAAGGCGCGATATACTCTACTATATCTCCTTTATTGTTTATTATAACTCTACCTGTTAACAAAAACCAAACATGATGATGATTGTGAACAGCACCTATTATTACGTGTCCTTTTTTTAAATCCATTTGCCTTATATATAACTGATCAGCAAACTGATTTTTAATAGGAACATCAGGCATTGTAGCAATACCTTTTCCATCTCCATAAAAACCTGGAATATCATTATTTTTAATGATAAAATTTTTTAAATCTTCTACAGACTTATCTGCTTTTTTTAATTTCATTTAATTTAATTTTGAGAAAAATTGCTTCCTACTGCAAATAATTCTTTTAATCCACCCGGATCAGTTGTAGCGTCAGTAGACATAGTTACCGTAGCATAATAAGCTTTTATACCCATTGTTTGTGATCCCCATATAATTTCGCCTTGCATAGGATTTGTTGTGTTGTTCTTTATCGATGCAACATAATTATTTTGTTTTCTATCAAAACCAGCTCTGTATTGTATATTATTTTCTAAATAAGCTCCTTCATCATAACTGTATATTAACGAAGAAGTATCTTGATGGTTCAACCAGTTGCCTGAAGGTGTTACGCTAGGATCTTTACCTGTATCTTCTGAAACTATTGATGTTACTTTCCAACCATTACTACCTTCATAACTAATTGTTTTAAAAGTTTTCATGTTATTAGGAGCAGGATTAAAAATAAACTTTATAGTTGAAGCACTAGTTGTTCCATAAAAATTATTTCTCCTAACACTATTATCATAATGTTTATATATTTTAGGACCATAAGCACTGTAATATTGTCCTTGTAAACTAAAAGTTAAATTAGGTTTATATGTATAAAAACTAGTCCAACCTTGAGTTTTCTCATCAAAAGCCAACGTGTTGTAAGTACCTGAATTACTCATTGGGTTTGTTTGTAAAGACAGTACATAATTTTGATTGTAGACATCATAACCGCCTAGTATAGCACTGGTACTAGACATTAGTGATAATTGATCTCTAAAAAAATCAATCATACCAAAGTTAGATATTTCATTTATTTGATTACCTGCTAATCTTAAAACAGCGTTTCTATGTCTGTCTACAAAATATTTTCTATAACCATAATAAGCAAATGATTCAGGGTTTGTTCCTATTCCCCAGTTACCTGGTATAGGTGTTATCTGTCCAATAACAACATTACTATTTGTTTGAACTGCTTGACCTTCAGCTGTATATATAGCATCTTTATCTATTAAGGCTACATTTACTTTTCGCTCTTGGAATATAGTTAGATTAGTATCTTCAGCAAATAACTTTTGTATAGTTCCACCTATTGGATCTACAGATCTTGTTATTTCTTCCGCTACACTAAACTGATTTGTTTTATTAACTCCTGTTCTGGAATTAAACACACCGGAGTATATTAAAGAATTACCTCTTCTAGTTTGTTTATCTTGTTCTTCTACAATATAAGCTTTAACACCTAGATCTGTAGACGTATTATTATAACCACCTCTTATTCTAGATTCTTCTATATACCAATCTTCATTAGGGTTAGAACTTGGTCCACTCCAAGTATCACCTACAACTTCTATATCATTTGAAGGAACATTTTGTAATTTCTTCAAAAAGTATGAGTTAAAATAGTTAATTTCTAGTGTTACCGGCATATTATTAGTATTACTTGTTTTTTATGATTATTACAATGGTCCATTACAAGATCCTGGATAAGTGTGATCACCATACTCTACATAGAAATCATTGCTACCACAGTTAGGACATGCGGTACCAGTCATATCTTGTGTAATCACTCTGTATTCACCAGCTATACTAAAGTCATATTCTTTAAAAACGGTACCATTACCAACTGTTAGTTGTTGTTGAGAAACAGCTCCTCCAGCTGGTTGAGAAGGAGATCCTGAATCACAAGTTGCAGCAACCCAAGGGCTACTTATGTTTTCTCTATACTGTATACTAAAGTATATAATAGCATTACCACCAGAACAAGTACTTACTAATTTTGGTCTTATAAACATTACGCCTTGAGTTAAAGCACCTGTAGTAGAGTTATTTGGTCCTTTTGATCTTACATTATACACAGCGTCAGGAGGATAAGGATAGTTTGTTAGATTTGGAGATCCACCAGCTGTTAAAGATGTACTATTAGAAGCTATAAATAACCAGTCACTATTTAAACCACACCCTTGTTTTGTAGTTCCATCCCAACCATCACATATTGCTTGAGGTACATATTGAGTACCAACTGTAAATGTAACTGAACATGTAGTGGTTAATCCGTTACCAGCAACGTCTCTAACTCTTACCACAACAGTGTATGATGTATTATTAACTAATTGATTTGCCGCAGCTGTTAAAACACCTGTGCTGCTAACACTAAATATATTTTGTATAGCTTGTGATTGCCCAGGGTTTAAATCAAATAATAATTCATTAGTTTTATTAGCGGTGTTAGCTGATCCGTTTTTAGCTGTAAAAGCTTTTATTGTTGTGCTACCAGTAGTTATACCTGTAGGATTTGCGCAGTTGTCAAAAATTGGTACACAGTTTTGTAACGTAGCAGTAGCCGAAACATCATCTGTATATGTAGTATTACCGTCATTGTATACAACTCTAGCTGTTATAGTGTAAATATCTGTAGAGTTACCAGCTGCTGCTGATAAAGCACTATACCAAAAAGTTTTTCCAACACCTGTTTTAAGTTGAAACTCACCACCTGAGTTAGTAGCGTTTATAGTAAATAAATTTTCACTAGTTCTATCCGCACCTGTTTGATCTACAACCTGTTGTATCGTTGCTGATATAGCATTAGAGTCTGTTACTTGACCACCACTACCATCAATAAAATTAAAATTTGTTCCAGCTGTTGTTTCATTGCCAGCATCCCACACTCCTAGTTGTGATTGAGCAGCTGCGTTTTCTCCAAATTGAAAAGCAGTGGTTTCAAAAGCAATAATACCACCATACTGAGAGTTTATTAAAGAGTTTAAATTTACTAAATTACCAGTTAATGAGGTTTCGTAAAATAATTCTAATTTAGAATATACAGGACTAGTTTCAGCAACACTTAAAAAAGGTTGCATAGTTATAACGTTAGCAGGTGGTGGTGATGATTGATCAGGATCGTATTGAGTACATATAGCACCTACTTGACCAGGTACTGTAGAACCTAAAACGCTAGGCGTTGCTCCATTTGGCGTAGTATTAAACTTCATTGCAAACGGATTTAAATCTGAATTATAAAAAGGCTGTGTACCTGGAGAAGCTCCCCAAGGTATAGAGCCTATACTAACTGGAGTAGTATTGTTTCCACTAACTAAACTACCTACTTGACCATAATCACCTTCCGGTGCATCTGGTACAAATGGTATAGCTGCTATTTCCATATCTCTAACTGTAGCTATAGATAACACTTGTTGCTTTATTATATTAGGATAATATTGTTGGTTCCAACCTGTAGAATTATCAGATGGATCAAAAGGAGTAGCAGCACCTCTATTGTTAACGTTTGGGTTATTAACCCTTATATACAATATTTCACTACTACTAAAATCAGTGTCTGTAGGTCCAACTTCTTTTAAGTCTCTAGGAACTTTATTTATATTATCGCTTAATAATATAGAGTAAGCATACTTTAAACTTTCTGTGTTACCTATCTTAACAGGATCACCAGCTACAAAACCAGGAAGATATACATTATAATATTCTTGCTCTTGTTGTTTAACAACTATTTTATATGAATACCAACCTAACGGATTAGTTGCTGAGTAAATACCTGGTTCACCTGTTGTTGGGTTTTTAGTTGTGGCAACAGCTGTGTTAATTCTAACAGTTAAAATATCACCTATCCAATCAAAAACAGGTTCAGCTCCACCAGGACCTTGTTGGGCTCTAGTTTTATAAGGAGCAAAAACAGTAGATCCAGAAGTATTAGGGGTATCATCAAAAGAAGATAGTATAACGTCTGATTGTCTACCATATCTATCAGCTAATACAAAACCAATTTGATAAGTTCTATTTTGCTTTAAAGTGTGAAAAGGATATTGTATAAAATTATCATAAGTTGTAGATCTTGTTTGTACACCTGCGCTAAAATCAATACTATCAGGACCAGTATGCTTGTCTACATAGTTACCATAAACAACTCTATTAGTTATTAATTCTTGTGACAAAGCTTTTATAGGTACTTTATCATAAACTCTAGTTGTATCAGCTGTAGGTAAAGTTTTATAAGGTTTGTTTGAATCGTAATTATAATCATAAAATCTTTTAGTAACAGAACCGTTTGTTATATCTTTAAATCTTATGTCTGAAAAACTTGTGCCCTGCGCTAAACTACTTAAGTTAATAGTATCTAAAACTTTTATAGATAAAGCATCTGACTCTTTATATAATATATCTATTTTAGTTACCAACAATTCACTTTGCATCAAAGCAGGAGTGTCATAAGGCATTGGTATTCTTAATAATATATTATCTATGCTGTTTTCAAACCAAGTCAGTATCGTTGATTTATAAGCATTATCCATGTCTATTGTAGGATTGTTAGGACCTTGACCAAAAACACCTCTTTGATTAGGTATAAACATAGGTGAAGTAAAAGGAGCTATTATAGACTCTTCATTATCTTCAAATATAAACCTATAACTAAATCTAACAAATTTATCATCTAGGAAAGCAGAATCTCCTTTCCAGTTTGCATCATAAAAAGGATTTTCACCTATTGTAACTCTATCGTTTTGAGCTAAAGTAGTAGCTTTATTTAACACAACGGTATACGTTAAACCCAGGTTAGAAAAAGCAGCGGTTACAGATACAATGGTTGTTCCAGATGGTATTTTACTAGGGTCATTAACACATACTATTGAATCACCTGCTAAAGGAACTGGTCCTTCACTTGATTTAGAAAACTTTATTGAAGTAGAAGAAACAATATTACTAACTAAAGTGTTCTCAATATAGTTGTCTAAGTATTGAGAAGATTTATTTTTCATCGATGTTCTACTAAAATCTACTAAAGTGCCGTTTGGTATAGTTACTGCTTTAGAAAGAGTAACTTGAGTGGAACTATTTATACCTATAATACTAGTTAATGATGTAATGTTTATTGTTGAGCCAGCTGTTTTGTCATAATTTGTTATTATATCACCCACTTCAAGACTACTGGTACCGTTTAAAGTGATAATATTAGTGTTACTTGCTCCAGCTGTTAATGTTTTTCTATTTCTTTCCATTACCTGTATGGTTTCAAATGGATAGTATTTAGCTACAGATATTTGATCTTCAGTTTTGTAATGAGTAGGCGTGGCTACATTAGTAGGGTTTGCTAAAGCTACGTTTATTTTTCTAGGTTGATTAAGATTGTCAGTCCAAAATAGTAAAGTCTCTACTAAGTTTATACCAGTTATTCTAAAAGACTTATTTAAATTTAAAAAAAATCCTTCAACCAAAGTAGTTAAAGTACTAGTTGACACATTGTAAGAATATATACTACATTTATTAGCATTAGTTGCTCTTTGTAATCCAGTTGGATCATCAAAATCCGTAGCAAAAAGATACATTATATTATTTGTTTCATCAGCAAAATAACCTATTATTTCTTTTGCTCCACCAGTGTTAAGTATTTCTATGTTACCTAAAACATTTTCAAACTCACCAACAGTATCTCCTTCTGATCTACTAACCTGTAAGTTAACAGCTTCTCTATATTCACCATTAGGTATAATACGAGAGTCAAGATCTTGGTTCATTTTACCTTTTAAAAAGGTATTTTTAATTTCTGGCATACTATTAGCGTTTTATCCATTTTGCTTTGTTACGCATAACTTGTACTATTTCATCTAATTTAATATTAGATAATCTTATTTTAGCATTTCTAAGAGCTGCGTACCTGTCTCTTTTAAATCTTTGAACATGATATTCTTGAACGTTATTTCTTGTAGATAATATACTATAAGCTATATGCATGTACATAGCTTGCTCAGCCATTTTAGGAACTTTAGTATCTAAATCGTAAGCTAAACCATCAGAAACATATTCTAATATTATTAATTTACCTTTTAAATCACTAGAAAAATTAAAAGTTCCTCTTCTTTCATCTATATTAAACCAGCCGTTCATTTGCATGTTAACAGGATCGCCACCGTATCTTTGACCATACCAACCTCCTGCTCCCCAAGCGTTTTCACCCCACCAATCATACATAAATAAATCAGGGTTATTAGAATCCATTGGCCACAAACCAGTTATATTACTTGGGTTTGATTGCTGCCATTTTAAGTTAGTTAAAGATTCTCCTTCAACATTATCTTCAAAATTATCTTGTATTATAGCTCCTGTTTGATCTTGTACTGGTGACTCGTAAGGACTACTAGTTAACTGAGTAGGGTAAATAGTATGCTTAACACCACTGTTATCTATCCAAGAAAGTTTTACATAATTAACATAATCTTGTGGTATAACCACGCTTAAGTTTGGTCCAACTGTTAATTCTTGAGATTTAATACTTTTTAAAGTATCATAACTAAACTCTTGTAAACCTCTTTTAGCGTGAAATAAAACATCAGTTCTATTAACTCTAGGTATTAATTTATCTTGACCTACATAACCTACTATAAAATTATTTATTATATCTTTTAATTTTATATACTCATAACCACCGTAGTTATTTTCTACAGCTTCAGATTTTAACTGAACTTTTACATAGGTTCCAATTGCTTGTTGGTTACCTAATGTTATAACACTACCAGCAGATGTATTAGAAAGAGAAAAAGTAGTTGTATAAAGTGTCCAACTACCAACTCCATTTGGACTTGTAAACAGTTGAAAGTTGTTTAAAGCGTAGTCAACATCAGCCGGATTCCAGCTTGTTGTGCTACCCATAGATAAAGGTGTGTTAAACGTAAAAGTATAAGTAGTTGCTGCTACTGATGTATATATAATCTGCGCTCCCGCGTAATATTGTAAATTAGTTTCGGTGATTAAACCACCATCTGGTCTAGGCATATTTTACGTTTTAGAGTTTTGTTCTTCTTGCATTGTTTCTTGTTGTGCTACTTGTATTATAGTAGGATCATTTATAATAACACCTGCGTAAGATAATATTCTTGTTATAACATTTGTTTGCTCTGAAACATTAAGTTCAAAATCTTGAGCATTAACAGCTCCAGCATCATAAATAAATTGACCAAGAGCTCCAACGTTATAAGTCCAATTAACATCAGCAGGTTTTTTAAGATATGATATAGTTATACCTGATTGTATACTAGTAGGATATACGTATAGTAAATTATTCTCATATAAATATATAGGAAAATCAGTTGTTGGTTGAGTTAATGGGGAAAGTAATAATTGTGTTAACTCGTTTCTTTGTGCGTATTGAGTTAGCTCTACACCGTTATAAAAAACAGTTCCTAACCTATACACATCAGTAGGTGTTATTGTAAAATGAGGTCCTGCATATGCTGTAGCACCAGTTCTTTGGAAGAATTGTAAATTTTCTTCAATATTTTTTATACGATTACCGTACTCTGTATCGTTTTGTGGCACACGATACTGTTGATTTAAATCATCTTCATACTTTTCAAATATATTTAACTGAACCTGCGTAGCAACTTTATTGAACTCGTCAGGTGTCATATATCCTCTTTGTTGTTGGTTAAGTATTAATAAGACTGTTTTATATACAGTATCTACGTTTATTGCCATTTTAATATATTTTTATAATAAAAAGGCGGCGTTTGCCGCCTCTTATTAGTATTACATGTTGTTAAATCTTTTTAGCTATTGACTTGTAAATTTCAACGCCTTCATCTGTTTTAAAGAATGCGGCTAGTGCTGAATAAGGATTTTCATCAAAAGGTACACTCATCAGTTTACGCTGATTTTTACCTATAGTAAATGTTCTTTGATCACCTGATAACCTGATTACATCAGCTTCTACGGCTTTTATACCAAAGTTTCTTAATTCAACATTTTCATCATTAGCTAGTTCTACAAATAATCTTGGATTTCTTTTAGCAAACCTAATTAAATCTCTTTTTATTTCTTTAGAACTTAACTCATTAATTTCACTTCCAATTTCAGTTCTTAATATAGCTTCTGATTGCTCTATCTCCATACCTCTTGCAGCGTTTAAAGCCATGATTTCAATTTCTAAATCAATTAAATCATCTTTAGCTTGTTCAACTGGTTTTACTTCAGAGTATCTTTTTTCTAAATCTGGATGATATAGTGATAAAAGTTTTTGTAACGATTGATATTCTTTAGGAACAGCTAGCGAGCCATCTTTAAAAACAATATGTCCTAATGTAACTTCTCCTTTTTGTTCATCTGTAAAAGGTGAAGACTGATTAGTTGCATATCTTAAAGCTCTTTGTTCTTTTTTTACTGGATCAAAATACAATAGAGGATATTTTTCCGTGTGTCTTGATTTTAATGTAAATGTTAGAGGTTCTTTATTTCCTCTTAAATAATAATTTCTATCTTTTACTTCCCAAGTATCTTTTACTTTGGGTTCTTTTTCTTTTGTTGACATAATATAATATAATTAAATAGTTAAAGGTATTGGGCGCCGAAGCGCCCTTACCTTATAAAAAAATTAAGCTACAAACATAACAAAGTTATTTCTAGCTTGAGTACATAGACATCTTTCTGATAAGAAGTTAACCTCCATAGCATCTAATGTAGATGTGAAAGCACCACCAACTGAACCAGTTAACCATGATTTCATTCTTCTATCATCAGCTTCAGAAGCTCTATATCTTACATGCAAGAATGGTCTTCTAATGTTTGTTCCAAGTAACTGATCGTATACTGTAGAAGTACCAGCTGGTACTAATACACCATCAATATTGTCACCGTTAACAAAAGCACCTGAACCACCTCTTGTAGAAGCGTCGTTTAAGTATTTCCAAGAAGTTTTGTAGAAGTCATATGAACCTCTTCTAAATCCAGAGAAACCTAAGTTAAGCGCCATGTCTTCAGAGTTTTCAAATACACCGTAAGATGTACCACCAGCTCCGTAAGAGTTTTGTTGCGCTAACATGTTATCAAATAATAACTCAGTTTTTCTATCTAAGAAAAGCATGTTTTCTTCAATAGCTCCTTGAGAATCTAAGTTTTCAAGAACTTGATCAAAGTCTTGTAAAGATCCTGCGTAACCAGAAAGAATATTACCACCATTATTAATAGCAGCAAATAAACCTTCAGTACCTAGATTAGTAGTAGCAGCTGTAAATGAAGGAACGTTAGCTTGATTACCACCTGCACGGAATTGACCTGCAGCAGTAGCTAATTCACCTTCAACCATTGCCATTTCTAAATAATCTTCGAATCTCATTCTAGTTTCACCTTCAGCTTTTAAGTACCATAGGTAACCACTAGTTCCATCTTCTGCAGCAACTTCAACCCAACCGATCTGAGCAGCATCAGATCCACTGATAGCGTATCTGTTTCTGATAATGATTGGTTTGTTTTGGAATTGTGAGAAAGAAGGAGTTATAGACTGACCTGACGTTGAGTTTAACGTAGATCCTTTTGCATATTCAGAACCGTATACGAATACTTTTAATCCTGTTCTTGCAACACCAGAACCGTTTACTAGGTTAACTTGATTGTAAGCATAAGCAGCTACAACTTGAGCACCTAAACCAGAACCAGGAATACATCCTGAATCTTGTACGATTGCTTTAACTGTGAACGCAGGATCAACAGGATCCATAACTACGATTGTTGCGTTACCAAATATAACGTTAGTTACACCACCTGGTAAAGTTAATTGAGTACCAGCTGCGTTAACTGCAACACCTTCATATGAAATATGTAATCTATTTTGCTCCGACCAAACTACTTGATCAGACATCATTGGCATTTCAGCGCCAACCATTCTTAAGAAGCCACTTAACGTTCTGTTTCCATAACGCTCTACCTCTGCTTCATAAATTTCCGGTAGATATTGTTGTGAAAAGTCATTCGCACCACCAGTAAAACTTAAGTAATTTGTAGTACTTAATTGTTGTAATGATGATGGGACTAACCCTCCAAACTGAGGACTTAATACACCCATAATTGTTTAATTTTTAATTGTTAAATTTACTTCGTTTAATTTTCAACTTCGAACTATCTACTCCGTCAATTGCACGAACTTTAAAACCACCAACAAAAATATCCTCACTTCTTTTTTGACGTGGTTCACCTATTGTTGGATTTTTAGAACTTTCCATAACGGTTTTTATACCGTCACTTTTACCTTGTTCATAAAAATGGTTTACAATTCGATCAACGTTTTGAGCAGCATACATAGCTTTATGATAACCTTGTGTATCTTTAACATTACCCTCATTGTCTAAGAACTTCTCGACAAAATTGTTAATATTTGATTGATTTTCAGCTACTGCATTAGGGTCTTTAACACCGTATCTAAATTTCTTTTCACCTACTTCGAAGTCAAAACCTTTGAAATCTTCAGCAAAAAGTTTTTTAGTATCGTCAATAAATCTTCCATGCTTTTGTTTAGCTACTTCCTGATCTTTGTTGTATCTATTGAAAAAATCCATAGCTTTTTTCTGATCCGGATTACTGTATGATCTCAACTTGATTTCATCATAGTATTTCCCTTTCAGCTCTTCCAAATAGTTACGGGCTTTTGCAATTTCTTCTTTTTTAGCAAGATTTTTCTTTTTAATCTCACGTTTATCATCTATCTCATCGTCTACTTTAAAATTTTCTTCCATAACAAAAGAAATTTCATCATCGTTTAAATGAGGTTTAGATTTTTTATAATATTCTTTTAAAAGAATATCATCATCAACGCTAGTATAATCAGCGTTAAGTCTTGTATAATCTTCTATAGTACCTCCAGTTTCCTTCATAAAATCTACCAATTTTTCTATATTTTCTGGTAATTGAATTTTAGGTGTTTCAACTATTGGCTCTTGTAATGGCTTTTCGGCCACCTTTTCAATTTCTTTAATAGGCGAGCTGGACTCTTCAACGGTTGTTGCTCCTCCAGCGTCCATCTTTTCGCCATCTCCGGTTCGTTCGCCCACATCCACTGTCTTTGTTTCTCCGATTTGAATGGCATCGTCTTGTGGTTTTTTAGTTAAATCTACTTTTATAGGTGGTTCTATTTTGTTATTACCTTCTAACGAGGTATCAACCTTTGATAAATCTACTTTAAAGGTTTTATCTTTTTTTCCTTTAAATTTTTCAAACTTGGGTTTTTTCATTTTCATATCCCCACCTTCAGCAATAGCTTCTTTAGCTACCTCTGGCTTTGTTGTTTCTTTTTCTGACATAATAAAATATTATAAAATTAATAATAACCGATTAAACGCCCGGTTGCGGCGGTTGTTCTAATGAAGGAACAGGCATGTCAACCATAGCAGGCTGAGCACCTCCAGGAGGTAAACCTGGTTGTTCAAAATTAGAAGGTGGTAAATCATTTTGTCTTTGGCTAATCATTTTACTTTGTTGAGTAGCTTCTTGTTTTGATCTACTATCTTTTCTATCTTCAATAGCACCTTCTTTTTCTTTCATAGCTTCTATCTCAAGCTGCTTAAGTTGCATGTCATATTGATGTTTAATCTCCATTTCTTGCTGTTTAATCTGCCAAGCAGTTTGCATACGTTGTATTTCCATTTGGTTTTTAGCTTGTTCGTATTGAACATTAGCACCGGATATAGCTTGTTGTTTTTCAACTTCAGCCATAGCCTGAGCTTGCTGTGTTTGTTGCTGTGCTTGCGCTTGCGCTTGAATATTAGCTTGTTGAGCTTGTTGCTCTTGTTCTTGTCTTTTTCTACGTTTTTGTTTTAAAACATCATTAGCTAGTTTAAGATTTTTGATTTGACGTATATCTATAGCGTCTTCTAAATCAATACCACCTTGTTGTAAAGCCATTTGTATGTTTTGTTCTAACATAGCTTTATCTTCTTCCTCTGGTTCTAACTCTAAGTATATACCAAAATCATGAAGATTTAAGTTTTGTATTTCTGATAAAGTACCTACATTGTAAGTAGATATAGAGCTTTTTAAAGACTCTAGTGTTAAAGGATAATTTAAAGAATCTGCAATTTTTAATGATATATTTTCACAAGTTCTTAATGTTAACCATAAACTAGACTGTAATATATGTTTTGTAGCTGTGTTAGAAGCATTAGCAGCCATTTTTTGTAAACCAACTAAAGCATCTTTATCAGGCATACTACCATCTCTAGCCTCATTTAATCCGGTCACGTCTCTTATCATTTGTAGATAATACTGATACGTTTGTATTAAACTAGCTATTTTAGCGTTACCACCACCTGATTGTAATTCTTGTATAGGAACTTTACCTCTATTAAGTTCTCCTTCTTGCGTCAACGATCTACCAACAATACTACCAGTTTGGAAATACATATTTAATGCCTCCGCTGGATTATAGTTTGTACCATTACCAAGATCAACCTCAGCCAAACCATCCATGTCTAAGAACACACCGTCTGGTACCATTCTTGCGATAACTTGTTGTAGCTTTAAATGAGTTAACTGTATCATATCAGCAAACCCTGTTATTTTACTAACTATAGAGTTTATTTTTCCTTGATACATTCTAGGTGCGCAAATAGCATAGCTCATTTCTACTTTAGTAGTATCAGAAAAAGGTCTTGTCATATTTTCAGCCAACCTCCACTCAATCATTTCATTGTTACCAACTATTTTAGCACCTTTATAAAGTACCTCTATTTTTCTAGAAACCTTTTTAAAAGTATCTGCTTCTGGTGGATTAAATTGATCTGTTTTTACTAATGATTTTTCTAAACCGTGCTCTGTTTGTTTTATTTTAAATACTTGAGTATTGTACGTTTTATATTCAAAATACATAACCTGCACAGTATCAGGATCATAAGTAGTCCAACCGTATACAGGATCTCTATTTGTTTTAGCTTTTGATATTCTATCTAAATCTGATTCTGTTAAATCAGGAAATTGTTTTGCTATTTCAGCAATAGTTAATGACTTTATTTCACCAACGTAATATATATCTTCAAAGTTAGGATCTTCAGTATAAGAATATATTAACCTAGCAGGATCAACATAATCAACGGTTACACCGTTTGCTTTATTCCAATTAGTTTTAACTGCTCCAATACCTAAAGTAACTAAATCATAATTAAATCTTTTTCTTATGTTTTCAAATCTATTTTTAGAAAGTTGATTATTTATTACTTCTTCTTCAGCTATTTCAATTGAAGACTTATAACTAAGTCTCATGTGTATGTCTAACTCATCTTCATTTTCAGGTAAACCAGCAGGATCACCTGTATTAAATTCATTTATACCTAACTTACCTTGTAGTTCTTGTAAATAAGGTTTAGCTAACATGTCTTGCATTATAGCGTTAGCATAGTCTGTTCTTTTCTTTAATGAAACTGGATCCTGTGCAAAAGCTTTTATATCAAAAACTTTATTAGAAATACCATTAACAACTATATCTACAAATTTTGAAACAACAGGAACAGGTTTCCAATCTAAATTTAAATAAGACATATCACCATTAATAGCTAATTCGTCTTTATATTTTTGAACTGGTTGCTCGCCTCTAGCATATAATCTTAACGTGTGAAATCTATTAAAAGAACTTGCAAATCTAGTTCCATTACCACCTTGTCTCCACCACTCACTTTCTATAGCTTGCGCAACCTTTCTACCATACTCTAATGTTGATTTCTCAGCATCAGGCACTACTTGACTAGGGAAAGCACTGTTTGGATTTGCTAAATTTGTATTCATTTACTTAATTATTTTTGAAACTAAACCTTTGTTATTATATCTTTTTATACCAAGGTCAATAGGTTTTCTTATTATTCTATTTACAGGAGCATATCGGTTTTTATTACAAGCCATTATTGCTAAACCCGAACTAATAGAAGCATCATGAGATGTTCTGTTATTTATATCAAAAGCAGCCCAGTCTTCTAATGTTCTTTGGAAATAAACATCTCCATAATTTTCACCATCAAAACCTACTGCATTTTCTATATAAGATTCAATAGCAGCTGCGTGAGCTTGCTTAATATCTTCACTAGAATTAGGTATACCACCTATTTCTCTTTCTGTAACTGATAGTTTAGTATAAACTTTATCAGGCCTATTCATTGCAAAACCTCTATATCCTCTACGTTTAAAATGATATAAAAGCCTAGGTTTATTATTTTCACATAGTATTGGCATTCCATAAAAAATACAAGCCATTAACACGTCTTCAAAGAAGATCTCAGCTGTTTGAGGTCTAGCAATGTATTCTAAAAAGAAATGATCTGATGGCGCGTCTTCCATGCTAAATTTGGTTAAGCCATGAAGCGATCCGTTAGAACCTCTTTTATCTACTGTACCTGATATATCATATGGATCACATCCAAAAGCTCCTAAATGATCATTACCTGGATATTTTATACCATTTTTTTCAATATATCTATTTTGTAGATTAGCATTAGGTATCCATGTTATAAAAAATCTTCCTTGTGGGTTAGGTGCAAACGTAACTCTAGTATCTTTTATTCCATTTTGCCATATAAAATTACCTTGTGTAACTAATTTTTTATTATCAGCGTCTTCGTTAAAATCTATTTGCTGATATATTCTAGTTAGATTAAATAAAGACGACTTGGATTCGTCTCTAAAAGCATGCTTTGTAGTTCTAGGAAATTGTCTATAAAACTCATTTAAAGCATCTTGGTCGTTTTTTAATCCATCAACTTCGTTATCCCAATATTCGAGTACTCCAATATCGATAAATTCTCCTTGAGGTCCTTTAATTTCAGTTGATGGTGTGTTGAATACAGGTAAGCCATAAGCATCAATGTATCCTTCGTAGTTCCATTCCATAGGTATGAACAAACTATATAATCCCGAGCTAGTCTGTCCATTGCGGTTTCTTTTTGTAACATCGGAATCATCATATAGTTTTTTAAAGTTTCTACCACCTTTATCTAAAGCATTTGATGTTGATCCCATCATACACTTACCAATAATTTTACTACCTAATCTAAGGGTGGTTTTCGTAACCCTCCAGTTGTTGAGGATGTTGTTCGGCTTCTCCCACTTCCCCGATTCATCATGTACGAGGAGTTTGAGTTTCTCTCCATCGTAGGAGTTATCCCCCGTGTTCTTCCAGTCGATTGTGGTGTCCAATCCCTTGAGTTCCTGTAAGGTTTCGTCAGCGGAGGTGACGGTGATGGAACGTCTGGTAAATTTACTGGCTGGGACTCTGTAGGCAAGCTCGGTCTTTGGACGGTCCATTCCGTCCTGGGTCGGCTTGAAAAAGAAGGGGTAGTTAACTGATATGGGTACCACCTTATCGGTAAACATCTTCTTGGCATCAGGCCCAGACTTTGATAAAATGCCATATCGTGAGTCGCTGGATATAGTTGCCAGGTTAACCACCTCTCCCGATGCCATGAATGAAAACCCAGAACGCCTGTTCTTAAGGTAACACATTCCATAGGATCGTACGTCAGCCTTACAAGCTTCCCAGAAAATGAAGAATAATCTATTTGATTCTCGAAAGTCTGGTGCCCCAACGTCAATTTTACTCCACTGCAAGTACATGTAATGAGTACCAGTAATGTAAGTAGGAACATCTTTGTTATAAAACCAAAAACCTTTCTCCCTACAGGTAAACTCATTATCGATGTAATCATACCATTTTTCTTTAAAGTCTTCTGGATATTCTCTCCAGTCAAACACTGTTTTTATTCTTGATAAAACCTTAGGTAATTCTTTTTTTTCCCAAGTATTGCTATCAAATTTTTTTATATCTTTAGCTTTAGGTAAAGCTATTTTAAGATTTTGAATATCATATATATCACCTATAGTTCCATCTTTACTAATTACAACTATATCATGTTCTTTATTATAACCATATTCCCATTTTTTATAACGGTTCATTCTGTTTATAATCTTAGGTTTTATATGATTATCTAATATTTTATATAAATTTTGCTCGTACATTACTTAGCTCTTCTTTCAGCAAAACCTTTAAAAGGTTTTTCTTTTTTAACCTGTTCTTTAGGTTTATCATCTAACATATCTTGCTCCTCTTGTATTCTGCTTAATATTTCAAAAGCATCGAATATAGCTAGTTTTTTTGTAGCAGCTGCGTTTTTTAATCTATCCGCGGAAATATCTGGTCCAAAATCTATAATTGGCTCTTTAGCAACTTTAATTAATTCTTTAACTGCTACTCGCCCAGCTTGGATTATATTCAACTTCGTCTCCTTGTTGCTCATACTTTATAACAATATCATTTGATTTCATACAATAAATTCGTTTGCCATCAATAACAAACTCCCACTCACGACCTGGTTTATATCCAACCATGTCTCCTGGGTTAATATTAGATGCCTCTAGCTCACTATTACCTATTTTTAATATTCCAACACATTTCTTTTCAATATCAGTTGTTAGAGGGTTGTTGTCTTTTATAGGCATAACAAAACATCTATTCATAAATGGTAGCCATTTTTTATTTTCTTTACGTAAGTATATTTGATTTGGCTTACAAAAGTATAAATCTTTTTTAAAATATTGACCGCTGTTTCTTTCGTTGCCTCTTATATCGTACCATCTTCTAAATATATTATGGTGAACTATAATTTCATCACCTATTTTTATATCAGTACAAAAAGCTAAAGGCGTTGCAACAACAATAGCGTTTCTACTAACAAGCTTATGATCTTCTATGTTAGCATTAACTATAAGATTTTTATCACCTACTTTAATTTCGTTATTATACCTACCTAATTTAGGTTTGATAATAAAATTATATATGCTTTCCATTAATATTCTAAATCATACTCAACGGATATAGCCATGTTAGAGTTAAACTTCTTCCATGGCATAACCTCATCTTGTTTTTTTATATAAATATTATAAGAATTATCTGCGTCACTAAAAACTATATTATGTATATGATGACCACCATAAACAGATTGGCCAACAGAATAATGCATAGCTTCGTTTTTATAGTCCGCGCCTATACTTATCTTTCTTATAACTGAGTCCATGTTTATTTTTCCTCAGTCTTCTCTTCTTCTTTTACTTCTTCGTAAGAACCATCAGTTAAATTGATATTAACTTGACCATACTTTTCTTCAAGTTCTTTTTTAGTTACATCTAATTCTTTTAAGAACTCAGAATAAGCTTGCATGATTTCAGCTTTTTTTACTTCTAAAGAACCAAGATCTAATACACATTGCTGTATTTTTCCTGTTTGTTCTTTAACTGTTTTTAATTCTTGCTCTTCAATTTTGTTTACTTTTTCACTCATTTGATTAAATTTTAATTATTATTACTATATTTATTATTACTTGTTAAAGTTTTGTTTTACTTTTTATATATCTTTGTAGCTTTTTCCGTCGTGCGTCCTCCGAAATAGGCTAAAATTACAGACATCATGACCTTCTCAAAAGTATCATTCCATAAGCTATTAATATGAAAAGGCAAGTCCTCAATACTATCAAGAATACCAGCTAACGAAAATATAACTA